ATTGTTATGAAGCATATGAAAAAATTCGAAACAATTGATGAAGAATTTGCTAAGCTTTTAGTTGGCTGGGCTGATGCTATTAGAAAAACATTTTATGATGAAGGTATTGACGAAGTTATTTCAACTCGTAGATTATGCCACATCGTTCAAACTTTTTCAATTTTCAACAAACGTGAAAAAGCAATTGCTTTATGTGTTAATAGATTTGATGAAGATACTAAAGCTGCTTTTATAGATTTATATGAAAAAGTTGATGCTACAATTAATAACCCAGAGCCTGAAGTTGAGCCTGAAGTTGAAATTGATGGTAACTTTAATGATGAATGGGAGGACGAATAATAATGAATTTATCTGCTCAAGAATATTTAGCCAAGCTATTAGCTAAAGAGAACCTATCAGTTCAACATGGTAATTACTCAACAGCTTCATTTGATGTTGAAAATAGAGTATTAAGATTACCACTTTGGGCTGACAAAGGAAAAGATGTTTATGACTTACTTGTTGGACATGAAGTTGGTCATGCTCTTTATACTCCAGCTGATGGATGGCACGATTCTGAAAAGAAAATTAAGCATATCCCTAGAGCTTATTTAAATATTGTTGAAGATATTCGAATTGAACGTATGATTCAGGAAACATATCCTGGAATCGTTAGAAGATTCAAATTAGGTTATACTAAACTTTTTGATGATAACCTATTTGGTACCGATGATAGAGACATTAACAAAGCTGGTCTTATGGACAGGCTTAATGTTTCTTCAAAAGGTAGAGGTTATGTTCCAGTTGAATTTTCAGATGAAGAGTCTCCTTTAGTTAAAGAAGCTATGGAAGTTAAAACTTGGGATGACGTTGTTAATGTTTGTGAAAAATTACATGCTTTTGTTGAAGAAAATGCAGAAGAGGAAGAAGAGCAACCTGAAGGTACAGGTGCTGATTTTCCTTCTAATGATATGGACGGCGATGATGAAGTTGAAACTGAAAACCCTGAAGGTACTACTGCTCCTGAAGATGATGAGGAAATGGACCAAGAAGGTGAAGGTTCAAATGGCGGTACTGAAGAAGAAGAATCAGATTCAACAGGTGCTGATGAAGAAATTAAAACAGATTCAAAACATGAAACTTGGACTGACGATAAGTTTAGAGAAAATGAAAAAGATTTACTTGAAACAAAAACAGATCGTGATGAGTCTAAGCAATCTAAATATTCTGCAGGTATTACAGAAGAAAATTTAGAAAAGCTTGTATTTTCTTATAAAGAAGCAAAAGCAGCAAGAATGGAATGGATTGCAGAACATGAAGCAGATGTAGAATATTCTGCTTATGCAAACGAATCAGTTAAAGAAGATTGGATTACTTCAAAGCCTGAATTAAACTCAACAGCTAACTTATTAGCTAAAGATTTTGAAAGAAAAAAGGCTGCTTTTGAATATTCAAGAGCTACGACTGCAAAGTCTGGAAAACTTGACCCATTAAAGCTTCATTCATATAAAATTTCAGAAGACATATTCCTTACAACTACTCAATTGGCACAAGCTAAATCACACGGAATTATGATGTTCGTTGATTATTCTGGTTCAATGTGTGATATTATTGAAGATGTAACTAACCAAGCAATTACGATTGCAATGTTTTGTAGAAAAGTTAACATTCCATTTGAAGTTTATTCATTTACAACTTCACATTGGTATGGTAGCGAACTTCAAGATGAGATTGAAGTTAAAGGTAATGAGCTTGATGATTTAACTAGGATTAAAGTTGTTGAAATGTTTTCATCATATATGAATACTAAAACTTTTGAAGAAGCTATTTCAACATCATGGGCTTTGTCTAAAGCACATTCATATAGCAGAAGTCGTAAGTATTACTTACATGGTGGTGCACTTGCTATAATCGATTCAATGGGTTCAACTCCACTTATTCAAACTACGATTTTAGCAGCTAAACTTACTAAAGCTTTTCAGAAAAAACATGCAATTCAAAAAACAAATATAATGATTTTGACTGATGGTTACCCAGATTCAATACACATTAATGATGACAAATATGCAGATGTTAAAACTCATCGTTCAAACACATTAGTTAACTTTAATGGTAAATTGGTTCAAGGCTCAAACACTAGAGATTTATACAAAAATCTTTTAATTAGACTTAAAGAAATTACTGGTGCTAAAATACTTGGTTTCCATTTAGCTGAAAATGCTTCTGGATTTGGTCAAGGTTATTGGGATGTTACTGAGTTTGGTTCAAATGACCCTGACTTTAAAGAGGTTATAAAGAAGTGGAGAAAAAATGGTCATAGTCATTGGAATAAAACAAAAGGTTACGATGATTATTTCATTATTAAAGTTGGACAAAAACATGTTGATACTGAATTTGAACCTAAAAAGACTGAAACAATTTCAGACATTAGGAATGAATTTAAAAAGTTCAACAAAACTAAAAAACACACTAAACAATTAGTGGCTAAAATTTCAGATGCGGTTGCAGTTTAATTTGCAACCCAGCTGTTTACTTTGGCTAGTTTTTATGATATAATATAACTATATTTAAATTAGGAGTACAAAATGAAAAAATTCAAATATTATTACCACATTAAAGGAGCATTAATAGGTGTGGCTATTGCTGCAAGTATGTCAGCACTTGCTTCACAAAATATGATTAATGTTAAAGACAATTATCGTGAAGTTGTTTATTTAGAACCATACACAGTCGAAGTGTGTTCAGAACAAGAAGTTATCATTGGAAATCAAGCAGATATAGTCAATGGAGCTTTTTGGGGTGCAATCTTTGGTGCAGTTGTTGGGGACGTGATAGATGAAGATGGTGGTAAAGTACCAGGTGCCGTTATTGGTGGAATGCTTGGAGCTAAAGATGCTGAAGGCAAATTAGCTAAAGGTACTGCTATGGTATGCAAATCTGAAACTCGTAAAAAATCTATTTCAGTAAATGAATACTCACATTCAACTATTTCGTTTGAATATGATGGTGTTGTATATGAACTTGACTTTATTAAAAAATGAATTTTCACAATATAACAAGTGATGAAATTGATAATATTATGAATCTTAATAATATGAAATTTAACGAAGCTGAAAACATAAAACAGTTAACTAAATATGTTGAGGGTACTTACTCTAAACATTATTCATCACCTAATGGTGTACAAAGTATGGATTTAATCTCATCTAGCGGCTTAGGATTAGATTTTTGTCTTGGCAATGTATTAAAATATGCGTCAAGATATGGCAAAAAGAATGGAGCTAATAAGGAAGATTTAATGAAAATTATGCATTATACTTTATTAGCAATGAATGAACATGACTTAAAGGAAAATAATGGCGAAGAGAATTGACTTACGTGGTTTAAAAGTAAGACATGCAATTGACAGAAGAATGATAAGAGATTGCATAAGGAATTATGGAGACTTTGAATTAAATGAAGATACAGTAGTTCTCGATTTAGGATGTAATGTTGGTGGATTCCAATATTGGTTAAAAGATTCTCCAATAAAACAATACATAGGTATTGATGCCTTTGAAGATAATATAAGATTTTATCGAGAAAATAATTTACCTGATAGGTCTAATTTCGAAATATTTCATGGGGCTGCAACTACATCTGATGATGATACACATTCATTTTGGATTAGAGAGGATGCAGAACTGGGTAGTAGCAATGGTCAATCAAATCCAAGTAAACGTCAAAAGGTTTTGAGAAATCAAGAAGTGGTAGTACCAAACTTTAATATCGATAAATTGATTGAAAAATATAAGCCAACAATTTTAAAAATGGATATTAAAGGCACTGAAATGTTATGGCTTGAAAAGAATGAAGGCATAATGCCGTCATGTGTTAAACAATGGTTTGGTGAAATTTATACTAAAAGAGGTTCAATTGATTATGACAAATTATATTGGCCTATACAAAAAGAACAAGGTTTTGATGTAACTTTCCTATTTCCAACAGAAAAATTTATTGGAATGGGAGATTGGTATAGTTTA